CCGAACCCCCGAACCACCGACCCCACACCTGGTGGCTACGATCTTCTTTGTCCGGTCGGAGCGTGACGATCGGAAAGATCATGTCTCTCGGAGGTTTGAAATGGCGACTCTCACCCCCATCTCACCGGCAATCAGCGGCGCAACCGTCACTCCGGCGGCGGTTTCTTCCTCTGACTCTTTCGCGAACCCGCGCGGCAACGCGTTCCTCTACGTCCGGAACGGCTCCGGCGGCTCGATCAACGTGACCCTCGTTGCTCAATCGACGCTCCGCCCAGCGGACGGCTCGTTCCCCGCGATGACCCTCTCGAACAACGTCGTCGCGGTTGGCGCTGGCGCGGAGAAGATCATCGGGCCGATCCCGTCCGCGTTCAATGACGGCAACGGAAACGTGACCGTCAACTTCTCCGCGACGACTTCTGTCACGGCTGTGGTGATTCAGCAGTAGGCGACGTTCGTGGTCGCCGACCTCCACGCGCACGCGGAGGATTCGCCATGCCGAAGGCACCGAAAAGACCGTGCACGTTCCCAGGATGCGGTCGTCTGGTCGTCAATGGAAACCGATGCGATGAGCATCGGCGCAAGGCGTTCTCCGATCGACGAGGATCGTCGTCATCACGCGGCTACGGCGCTCGGTGGCGACGGCTCCGTACGCTCGTTCTCCATCGGTCTCCCATCTGCGCGTGCGGGCAACCAGCGACCGAGGTCGATCACGTTCGACCAAAGTCCGAGGGCGGCGACGATTCGATCGCGAACTTGCGTGGCATCTGCCGATCGTGCCACCGGGTGAAGTCAGGGCGCGAAGGCGCACGGGCAAGCACGCTCGCCAGGGGAGGGGGGGGGTGAATCTCAAGGCGCGAGGCCCGGGGACCGCTCGCCGCCGCTACGAATACGCGAGCGCGGGTTTTGTGGGGGTGAGGCGGCTCTCAACTGGTGGTCATGGCGGCGTTTGGCGGCTGTCGTGGTGCGGTGTGGTGGGGGTTCGGGGGGGGTTCGAGGGGGGTGGAAGCGAGGCAACTCATGGGAGAACGCGGACCCCCGCCTAAGCCGACCGTCCTCAAACTGATTGCCGGGAACCCCGGCAAACGCGAGTTGAACTTCGATGAGGCGATCCCGGCCCCGATGGAATCGAACGAACCGCCACCGGAGGTCGCGGCGGATCCCCGGGCGGCGTCGATTTGGGGGCGGCTGGTTCCGGATCTCGCGGCGTGCGGACTGGCGAGGTCGGTCGATTGGCCTGTTCTGACGCGGTATGTCCTGAAACTTTCACGGTGGATCTTCCTCGCGGAAGAGATCAGGCGGATCGCGTCGGAGAATCCTTCATCGAAGGGGACGACCTACCCGATCTTCGATGAAAGCGGGCGCGTGAAGTACGTCGCGGAGTTCCCGTGGGCGTCCGAGTGGCGGACCCTCGATCGAGATCTCCGCGCCGATGAACGTGCTCTCGGGATCTCTCCGTCGGCGCGATCGCGGATCTCCGTCCCATCGGACGTGAAGAAGACGGAGGACGACCTCCGTCGGGACTTCTTCAGGCGTGGATCGTTCCTTTCCGGCGGGGGGAGTGCGTGAGCTTCTTCCCAGCGAGGAACGATGGGGAGACTACCGCGTGCGGGAGGTTCGTCTTCCGCAATGCCCTCGCGGCTCACGCGGAGGCGTTCTTCGAGCGGTATCTTCGGCACTCGAAGGGCGAATGGGCCGGTCGTCTCTTCGTCCTCTCCCCGTGGCAACGTTGGATCGTCCGCGAACTCTTCGGGTGGGTCAGGGTCGACAACGGCACGCGAAGATACCGGACGGCGTACATCGAGATCCCGCGAAAGAACGGCAAGTCGACCTTCTCGGCGGGGCTGGCGCTCTACCTCACGCTGTGCGACGACGAACCTGGCGCGGAGGTCTACTCGGCCGCCGGCGACAAGGACCAGGCGTCGATCGTGTTCAAAGAGGCGGCGGAGATGGTTCGTCAATGCCGCGAACTCCACGAGCTTTGCGAAGTCCAGACGAAGGCGATCGTCGTCCCTGGGACGACCTCGGTCTACCGCGTTCTCTCGTCCGAGGCGTTTACGAAGCACGGGTTGAACGCTCACGGGATCGTCTTCGACGAGCTGCACGCGCAACCGAACCGTGAACTGTGGGACGTCCTGACGACCTCCGTCGGATCGCGCCGACAACCGATGACGATCGCGATCACGACGGCGGGGTACGACCGGGAGTCAATCTGCTACGAGCTGCACCTGTACGCTGAAAGGGTCCGCGACGGGATCGTCGACGACCCGACCTTCCTCGCCGTCATCTTCGCGGCGGATCCGTCGGACGACTGGACGAAGCCCGAGACGTGGGAGAAGGCGAACCCGAACCTCGGGATCTCGATCTCTCACGAATACCTAGCGGCGGAGTGCAGAAAGGCCCAGGAGACGCCGGGGTACGAGAACACGTTCAAGCGGCTCCACCTGAACCTGTGGACGGAGCAGGACACGCGATGGATCTCGATTCGGGCGTGGGACGCGAACGCCCTCGAAGTCGCGGACGAGTCGTCGCTCCGCGGGCGTCGGTGCTACGTCGGACTCGACCTCTCGACGACGACGGACATCGCGGCGGCGGTCCGCGTCTACCCGAGGGACGACGGGACGTTCGACGTCATCCCGAAGTTCTACGTTCCGGCGGAGAACGCGGCGAAGAGGGAGCGAAAGGACCGAGTTCCTTACCCGCTTTGGATACGACAGGGATGGATCATCGCGACCCCCGGGAACGTCATCGACTACGACTTCATCAAGTCTGACCTTCTCGCGCTCGCGAAGGTTGCCGACCTGAGGGAAATCGCGTACGACCCGTGGTCGGCGACACAGATCGCGCTTCAACTCGAAGCCGACGGGGCGACGTGCGTTCCGTTCCGCCAGGGCTTCGCGTCGATGTCCGAACCTTCAAAGACCTTCGAGAAGTTGATCCTGGGAGGGAAGATCCGCCACGGGAACAACCCGGTCCTCCGCTGGATGGTCTCGAACGTCGCGATCGAGATCGACCCCGCCGGGAACATCAAGCCATCGAAGAAGCGATCGACGGAGAGGATCGACGGGGTCGTCGGGTGCATCATGGCCTTGGGGCGCGCTACTCTTCCCAGCGAGAATGGCCCGTCCGTGTACCAGAAACGAGGCTTGGTCACGATATGAAGAACCTTCTCTCGACCATCTCGCGCCGATTCCTCTCCCGCGCTGGGGGGTCAGAACGTCGCGCGACCTCGATCGGCGGCGGCTCAATCTCTGATCCTCCGGGGTGGCTCGAACGTCTGCTGCTCGGAAACAGGGACGTCGAGGATGTTCCGGTCGAGATCGACGAACGGAACGCGCTCGCGATTCCGGCGGTCTTCGCGTGCGTACGGGCGATCTCCGAGGACGTCGCGAAGTTGCCGATCCACGTCTACCGGCAGACGGAGACCGGGAAGGAGCGGCTCCGCAACCATCCTCTGGCGAGGCTTGTTCGCGGTCTTCCGAACCCACACATGTCATGGTTCGACCTCGCGTCGGCGACGACTGCCCACGCGCTGACGTGGGGGAATGGCTACGTGGAGATCGTCCGCGATGGGAACAACCGCCCATCCGAGCTCTGGCCTCTTGAACCAGACCGCGTCGAGGTCCGCCGATCAACCGTCAAGCCGGAAGAGATCGTCTACATCTACAACGACCCGGCGCTCGGGAAGAGGCGGACGATCTTCGACGTCGACGTCCTCCACATCAAGGGTCTCGGCTACGACGGTCTCGTCGGCTACTCGGTCATCGGCTGGGCGCGGAGGTCTCTGGCGCTGACGGCTGCGGCGGAGAAGTTCGGTTCGTCCTTCTTCGGCAACTCGTCTCTTCCGAAGGGCGTCCTTGAACACCCCGGCGTCCTCGGCGATGAGGCTCAGAAGAACCTCCGCGAATCGTGGGAGAAGATCCATCGTGGGGTCGGGAACTACGGTCGGGTCGCGATCCTCGAAGAGGGGATGAAGTTCAACTCGATCACGATCCCGCCAGATGACGCTCAGTTTTTGGAGACCCGGCAGTTCCAGATCCCCGAGATCTGCCGCTGGTTCCGCATGCCGCCGCACAAGATCGCCGACCTCACTCGCGCGACGTTCTCGAACATCGAACACTCGTCGATCGAGTACGTCGGGGACACGCTTCTCCCGTGGTTCGTTCGATGGGAGCAGGAGATCCGCAGGAAGTGCTTCACCGGCGGGGAAGGGAACCTCTTCGTCGAGTTCGTCACGGCGGCGCTGCTTCGAGGCGACCTGAAGTCTCGATACGACGCCTACGCGATCGGTCGTCAGTGGGGATGGCTGAGTCCGAACGACGTCCGCGAGTTCGAGAACCTCAACCCGATCGAAAGCGAAGGCGGGGCTATCTACCTCGTTCCGGCGAACATGGCGAACGCCGACGTCTTCGCGAAGGCGAAGGAACCCCAGGCCCCCCCGACGCCCCCGACGCCTCCTCCTGGCGGCGACGACGCGATGCCTTCGCCCGTACCAGCGACGACCCGCGCCTATCGTGATCTCGTCGTCGAGGCGGTCTCACGCCTGCGGAGAGTCGAGGGCGACAAGATCTCGCGTCACGCGAAGAGAGACGACTCGTTCGCGTGGATGTCTCAGTTCGTTGCGAACCAACGCGCGGTGGCGGAGGCGGAGTTCAGGCCCCTCGCGATCGCGTACATTGGTTCGGCCCCCGGACGACCACCGACCTTCGACTATCTCTCCGAGGCTCGAATCCTCGCTGAGGATCTCGGCGGCGATCACGCGGCCAGGCTCGCGAAAGTAGTATTTTCGGGCAACTGGACGGCGGACGTCGAGAGGCGCTCTCTCGCGTGGACGGAGGACGTGACGGACGAAGTCGACGCGATCATCGCTCGGATGGAGTCGATCGTCGCGCGGCGCATCGCGGAGAACTGGCAATGACACACGAAACCTTCACGGTTGATCAGGCGGAACGTCGGTCGATCGGGATCTCCGACCTTGAAATCAGACTTGACCAGGGGAAGCCGACGAGGATCGTCGGCTACGCGGCGAAGTTCGGGGTCCGATCTGAACCGATCTACGGATCCTTTCGCGAGGTCATCGCGAAGGGCGCGTTCGGGAAGAACCTTCCCGGCGCTGACATCCGATTTCTGGTTGGGCACGACACCCGCGCGATCCTCGGGAGAACGAAGTCGGGGACTCTTTCGGTCCGCGAGGACGAGATCGGTCTCCGCTTCGACCTAACCCTCCCGGAGACGACCCTCGCGAAGGACACGATCGAGCAGATCCAGCGGAGAGACCTCGACGCGATGTCATTTGGGTTCAAGAAGATCGAGGATTCGTGGGGCGAGGATGAGAATGGATTTGCGCTCCGTACGCTTCGCGAGGTTAAGGTCTTCGAGATCTCACTGACTGCGTTTCCGGCGTACGACCAGACCGAGGTGGCAGTACGCGAGCTGGCGGCGTGGCGTGAGTCGAGGCACCACTCGCGTAGGTCCAGACTTCGCTTGCGGTTGGCCGACCAGCAGGGATAGCATACTGCACCCCCGACCATCGGCGGGGGACGTCGTTCGGGTTGGCGCGACCTTCGGCGCGCACCGCGGACGTGATCGACGAACGGGCATCACAAGGAAAACTGACATGCCGACCATCCAAGAACTGCGCGAGCAGCGTGCACAGAACATTGCGGACGCGCGAAAGATCCTCGATCTTGCGACATCGGAGAAGCGAGATCTGACTGCGGACGAGTCCGCGAAGTCCGACTCTCTTCTCGACGAGGCCGACAAGATCAAGGCGACGATCGAGGAGCGCGAGCGCGCGGAAGATCGCGCTCGCCGTCTCGAAGACGCGGAGAAGGAGCTCCGGGAGTCCGGTCGACGGCCCCCGCCCCCGCCGAACCCCAGGCCCGGCGATAACGCCAACGGCGGTCGGAACGGCGGCGGTCGGGAGGATGCCAACGAGGCCCGCGAGATGACTTGGCGGGTCGCGGGCGGCGAGACCCGTCGGATCCCGATCGACCTCGAGCGCCGCGGGTCGCGGGCGTACCGCGAAGCCTTCGCGCGGTATCTCGTGAACGGGTCGACGCAGGGGCTGGATCTCCGGGATATCAACCGCGACCGCGAGGAACGCGATCTGTCGGCGGACTCGGACCCGGACGGCGGGTACACCCTCGCGCCGACTCAAATGGTCGGTCGCCTCTTGCAGGCGGTCGATGACGCGGTCGTGATGCGCCAGTACGCGACGGTCATCCAACTCCGTGGTGCTCAGAACCTCGGCGTCCCGACCCTCGACACTGACATTTCGGATTCGGACTGGACGACCGAGATCCAGACCGGCTCGAAGGACACGGCGATGAAGTTCGGCAAGCGCGAGCTGAACCCGACTCCGCTCGCGAAGAGGATCCTGATCTCGCGGAAGCTTCTCCGCAACTCCGCGATCGGGATCGAGGCTCTCGTCCAGCAGCGTCTGGCGTTCAAGTTCGGCGTCACCGAAGAGAAGTCGTTTCTGACCGGCACCGGCGCGAACCAGCCTCTCGGCGTCTTCGTGGCGTCGGCGAACGGCATTTCGACCGCGCGCGACGTCCAGACCGGCTCCGCGACCGACTGGACGGCGGATGGCCTGATCGACGCGAAGTTCGCGCTCAAGGCCCAGTACTGGCCGAACGCGCGGTGGATCATGCACCGCGACAGCCTGAAGCGCATCAGGAAACTGAAGGACACGACGAACCAGTACCTCTGGCAGCCCGGGCTGACGGCTGGCGAGCCCGACAGGATCCTCGACATCCCGTACACCCTCTCCGAGTTCGCGCCGAACACCTTCACCTCCGGGAAGTACGTCGCCGTCCTGGGCGATCTCCGCTACTACTGGATCGCTGAGGCGCTCTCTCTCGAAGTCCAGCGGCTGAACGAGCTGTATGCCGAGACCAACCAGGTCGGGTACATCGGTCGGATCGAATTGGACGGGATGCCGGTCCTCGAAGAGGCCTTTGTCCGGGCGAAGACCAACTAATCTCGGAGGAAGAAGTCCGAAGAGTCCGAAGAGTCAGAAGCAAAGAACAGGAACCCCGGGGGGCGAGCCACGTCCCCCGGGGATCCAAGATCAGAAGGGATCGGAAATGGAACTCTCTCTTGCGAAGAACGTCGCGATTGACCGCGTTTCGAACGCGGTCGCGGCGGGGACGAGCGACATCAACTCGTCATCGGTGGATATGGAGGGCTTCGAAACCGTGACGTTCATCGTCTCGTTCGGGGCGATCACGGCGACGGCGGTCACATCCATCCAGATCGACCACTCGTCCGACGGTTCGACGTGGAACCCCGTCCTCGGCTCGAAGGTGACCGTGCCGGATACCGCGTCGAACAAGGTCGCGATCGTCGAGGCGGTCAGGCCCACTCTCCAGTTCGTCCGATGCACCGTCGACCGTGGCACGGCGAACGCGGTCGTTGACAGCATCGTCGCGGTCCGATCGGGTCCGCGGAAGGCCCCGATCTCTCAGGGCTCGACGATCGTCGGGACGACGGTCGTCATTGGGTCGACGACCGGAACCCCGTAGCGCGATCCACTCACTCCCAGCGTTTCGGGCGACGGCCCGAGGCGCTGTTTGCAGTCGTCTTCCACCCGCCACACGACGGAGAACGCCCGATGAAGATTTCGATGAAGACCCTCGCGTCCGGCCCCAATGGAGTCCTCCGTCCAGGAGAGGTCTACAACCTCTCCGACGAAGAAGCGAAACAGCTGATCGAAGGTCGGTACGCGGAGGCGGTCGAGGACGCGGCCCCACCCCACGTCACCGACGCGGAGGCGGTCGTCGCCACCGTGGAAGATGACGCGGACGAGAATGACGGCGACGAGGACCACGATCTGTCGTCCACCTAAGTCACGACAATGTACGCCACCCTCCAAAGCGCCCCTTCGACGGCTCCGGTCTCACTGGCCGAGGCGAAGTCTCATCTACGCGTCGAGGTCGCGGACGACGACACTTTGATTCAGTCGTACATTGACGCGGCGACGGTGATGGCCGAAGAGTTCCTTCGGCGTCGGCTGATCACGCAGACGTGGAGGATCTTCCTCGACGGATTCCCCCAGGGAAACGGCGCGATCGTTGTCCCGTACTCTCCACTCGTCTCGATCTCGGGGTTCAGCTACAAGGATCCGACGACCGGCGCTGACACCCCAGTCTCCGGATCTGTTTACTCGGTCGAGGCTCCGAACGGACCGAACCCGGCCCGAGGTCGAATCGTGCTCGGGTTCGACCAGCAATGGCCGACTCCACGGGATCAGGCGAACGCCGTGCAGTTCGACGCGGTCGTCGGCTACGGCGCGGCGTCATCGGTACCGGCGGCGATCAGGTCCGCGATACTTCTTCTCGTGGGGAACCTGTACGCGAACCGGGAATCGGTCGTGACTGGCATCAGCGCGTCGAAGCTTCCGATGTCGGCGGAGTTCCTTCTCTCGCCCTTTAGGTTGTTCGAGTTCCAGTAGTCAACCAGGAGGCTTTTCGATGGCCGATCCATTCCCATCTCAGGCTCCATCTCTTATCGGACCGATCGAGAATGGTTTCTCCGTCACTCCGTCTGACGGATCGGATCAACCGCAGGTTTCACGCGCCATCTGGGTCGGCGGTGCGGGAAACCTCTCAGTGGTGACGCGCGGCGGAGACACGATCACTTTCGTGGGCGTCCCGTCTGGCACGTTGATTCCGATCCGCGCGAAACGGATCCGATCGACCGGAACGACCGCGACGAGCATCGTCGCGTTGTACTAGGTGACCGATGGGCGTCAAGTCCGGCCAACTCGATCGGCGGATCCGGCTCCAACGCCCAGCGACGACGACGAACGAGTACGGCGAAGAGATCGTCTCATTCGTCGACGAGGCGACGGTGTGGGCGAGGCTTCTTCCGTTTCCCGGGAAAGAGGAGTTCGTCCCGTCGGACGGCCACTCCGCGAAACAACCGACGATCTTCGAGATCCGTTTCTTGAAGAACATCGGTCCGAAGTGGAGGGTCGTGTACGACGGCTCGGAGTACGAAGTCGAGGACGTCGGGGAGATCGGCAACCGGCGCGAGTCCCTTCGGCTCGTCTGCTACGCGAGGAACGTCGTCTCGGGGAACCAATAGCGACATGCCTTCGGTCAACGACAAGATCGTCCTCAACTTCCGCGACGTGCGGAAGAGACTCGAAGACCTCCCGAAGAAGGTCGTCTCGAAGGTCGTCCGTCGCGCGATCTATGCCGGAGCAACAGTTATCCGAGACGCGGCCCGCGAGAAGGTTCCCGTCGAAACCGGCGCGCTGAAGAAGTCGATCGTCGCAAAGGCGAACACGAAGAGAGGCGGGGAGATTTCAGCGTCCGTCGGGGTCGCGAAGAAGAGGTTCGTCAAGGGGAAGAGGGCGGGGCGGTATCCTCGTCGATACGCTCACCTCGTTGAGTTCGGCACTGCGCACTCCGCGCCGAAGCCGTTTCTCCGGCCAGCGATGGATACGCGGATAGACGCTGTCATTGAGGCGACGAGGCGGAAGATGGTCGAGGGAATCGACCAGGAGTCGAGGCGATGATCGAACAGGCGATCGCGAAACTCGTCTCCGACGGCGGGAAGGTCGCTGGTGGAATCTTTCCGGTCGTCAAGCCCCAGGACGCTTCAACGTTCCCTCTGGTCGTCTACGACCGGATCTCGACGGAGCGCCCGCACTCTCACTCGGCACGGTCCTCGGGACTCGGGATCGCGAGGATTCAACTCCGGACGTGGGCGAAGACCTACGCGGACGCGAAGGCTGTCTCGGACGAACTCCGGAAGTTGCTCGATGGGTATGTCGGGACGGTCGTCGTCCGGTCTGGCTCGTTCGAAATCCAGGCGATTCTTTGTGAAGACGACCGCGACGACTACGACGAGGAGACGAAGCTCTTCGGCAACCAGCTGGACGTCCGCGTCTGGTACACGGAGGTTGTGCCGGGATAGACTTGTCGTGGTCCGTACACACCCAGGAGGAACCTGCAATGGCTGCAACAAATGCTCGATCCGGATTCGGCGCTCTCTTGAAGCGGGGCGACGGCGGCAACGTGGAAGTCTTCACGACGATCGGCGAGGTCGTCAACATCGGCGCGATCGAGACGGGGCTCGACACGGTCGAGGCGACTCACATGGAGTCACCGTCGGCGCACAAGGAGTGGATCCCGACGCTGCTTGACGCGAAGGAGATCACCGTTGAGTTGAACTATCTGCCTGGCGACACCCAGCAGAACAACCTTCGGTCCGACATGTTCAACAGGACGCTTCGCAACTTCCAGTGCACGATCCCAGGATCGTCGAAGGTCGTCTCGTTCGCGGCGTACGTGACGAACCTCGGCCCGGCGTTCCCGCACGACGGCAAGATGACTCAGACGTTGAACCTCCGCCCGAACGGCGTCGTCACGATCGCCTGATACCGCAACGGCGGTCTCGGCTTTGTAGTTTTGGAAGAAGGAATCCGCGCGTATGTCGAACCAGACCCCAGATTCTTCCGCTCCCCCCCTCTGGCCGCGATGCGAGATCGAACTTGCGAACGGGAGGGTCGTCGTTCTCTTCGGACCGAAGACCCTCGCGTCGATCGAGCGCGAGTCGGGCATGTCCTCGATGCAGTTCGCGGAGAAGTTCTCCGATCCGAAGACTGCTCCTATCTTCGACGTTGGATTGAAGATCATCCTCGGGGCGGTCAAGGCTTCGATCCCAGGTATGACCGAGGATCTTCTCTCGGAGAGGATCATCCCCGGAACGTTCCTTCCGATCGTCCAGCAGATCGCGGAGAAGTGGGGCGAGGCGGTCGGGATGTCGGCGTCTCCGATCGAGGCAGTGGACGCTCCGGCGGACCCTCCGAAGGTCGGCGCGGCTTCTCCGTCGTCGACCTGATCTCGTGGGCGCGTGTTGAAATCGGGATGACCGTCGAAGAGTTCGACGAGACTGATCCCAGGATGATCGCGGCGTACTTCCGCGCGTGGAAGGCGAAGCAGCAGCGAGAGGACTTGCGCGCCGCTATGATCGTCTGTTCGATCGCGAACCTCTTCCGGAGGAAGGGCGACGATCCGATCGAACCCGGTGATATCTTCCCGTCCCTCCCGAAGACACCTCGCGCGAGGACCAAGGAAGAGATCAGGGCGAAGATACTCTCCGCGTTCGGTGTTTCGGAGGACGGTCAATGAGTCGGAGTCTCGGATCCCTCCGGATCGACCTCGTTGCGCTGACCGGAAAGTTCGAGGCGAACTTCCGGTCGGCAACCGGGACTCTCGAAAAGTTCGGGGTCGCGGCGACGAAGATCGGACGGGTGGCGACCGGAGCGTTCGGCGCGATCGCGAAGACGGTCTTCTCCCTCCGCGGCGCTCTGACCGGCATCGTCGCGGCGGTCGGCGCGGCGAAGTTGGCGGCATCGTTCCAGCAAGCATCACTTGCTGTGGCGGACCTCGGGAAGAAGGCGGCGACACTCGGGATCTCTGTCCGTGATCTCTCCGCGTTCCGGTTCGCGGCGAAGGAATCCAACGTCGAGTTCGACACACTCGTCAAGATGCTCGGGAAAGCGTCGAAGAACATCGCGACGTTCGTCGCGACCGGCGCTGGTCCTGCGGCCGACGAACTGCGGCGGCTCGGCGTCAATCTGACGAAAAACGACGGGACTCTTCGCTCGATGGCGGAGATCCTCCCCGAGATTGCGGCGCGTTTCGAGCAGATCTCCGATTCCGGCGAGAAGTTGCGGCTCGCTGATGGGATCTTCGGTCGCGAGGGTGGCCAGCAGTTCGTTCAGTTCCTCGAAGACTCCGGAGGGTTCATGGCGAACCTCGCGGAGCAGACAGAACGTGCGCGGAGGCTCGGCGTCCTCTTTACCGATGAGCAGGTTGATCGGCTGAAGAAGTACAACGACGCGGTGGGGAGGATCTCCGAGGCGTGGCTCGGTTTCCGCGTCAGGATTCTGACAGAGTTCGCTCCATTCCTCGAAGAAATCGCGAACAAGGTCGCGTCGTTCGTCGCGGCGATACCGAGGATCTTCAGGCGTCTCTCCGAGGCGATCGGTGCGTACATCAGATCGGTACTCACGCCGGAGCAGGAACGCGCGATCAACACGATTTTCGAATCCATCTCGCGGCTCGTCTCGATCGGCGTGACGTCCCTCTTGAAGTTGGGGTTCGGTCTTCTCGTTGACGGGGTCAAAATCGCGGCGTCGATGGGGTTTCCGATCCTCAAACTTGCGGCGAACACGCTGATCGTCCAGCCGGTCGCGACGGCGCTCGATACGTTGTACGGTCTCGCGGAGTCTCTCTTCCAATGGCTGATCGACTTCGAGAAGAAGATCACTACATGGGCGAGGGGGGTCGCGGCGGACTTGATCGACGTCGTCTCGATGCTGATCGACTCGGTGACGACAAAGATCCGCGACGGTCTCGCGTCAGGCGTCTCACTCGCGGCGGCGATCTCACCGGTCGCCGGTGAAGTTGCGCGGGCGTTGTCCAGCCGGGCGGAGGGGACGCTCTCGGTTCTCGACCAGATCTCCGCGTCCGTGCGGGGGATCTCGGCGGCGTTTCGCAGCGTCGGCATCCAAGACAACCCGGTCCTCGTGTGGATCAGGGATGCCGTCAAAGAGCTTCGAAGGTCGACGTCTGAAGGCGCTGATGAGATCACTCGCCAACTCGCCGAGACGACCAAGGAAGACTTCGAGCGGGCGATCAGCGCGGCGACGGCTGGCGGATTTCTCTCGACGAAGATCTTCGCGGAGGAACTCGCGAAGATACGCCCGGAGTTGGCGAAGCTGATCCCGGCGGTCGACTCTCTCCTCGACATTTCCGGCGCGATGAAGGAGACGGCGGTCGACGCGGAGTCGATCAGGAACGCGATCGTGGGGGTCGGGAAGGCGATCAAGTCGACGGTCGAGGACTCTTCCTGGGAGAAGTTCTTCATCGGAATGAGGGAGGCTTTCAGGGACCTCTCCGACGAATCGAAGGACTTCGCGAAGCTTGGACGGGAGACATTCGCGGGGTTCGCCCGCAGCATATCGGGGAACCTCGCGACCGCACTCGCGAAGGGCGAGGCGTCCTTCCGGAACTTCGGAGAGACGGTCAGGAACGTGGTTGTCGACGTCGTGCAGAACATCGCGCAGATGATCCTTCAGTTCTACATCATGAGGGCGATCGTCGGCGCGTTCGGCGGCTTCTTCGATGGTCCTGTGGCATCGACTGCCCCCGGCGGAGGTCTTCCGGACTTCACCGGACCATCAACGCCGACTTTCGCGGCGAAGGGCGGCGTTTTCGGGTTCGCCCGGGGCGGGATCGCGTCGGGGGTTCTCGGCGGTCCGATGGCGTTTCCGTTCTCCCACAAGATCGGGGTCGCTGGGGAGGCCGGAGACGAGGTCGGGTTCGCGCCACTCCGGCGCATCGGCGGAGAACTCGGAGTCGCGGCGACGGGCGGTGACGTGACGGTTCAGGTCATCGACCAGCGCGGATCAGGAGCTCGTCCCGAGGTCTCGACGACACGAGGCGACGACGGGAAGAAGACGATCAGGATCCTCATTCGCGACGAGGTCCGTCGCGGGATCGGCGAGGGGGAGTTCGACAAGGTTCTCGGGGCGAACTTCGGTCTCGGAAGGAAGGGGACGAAGCGATGAGCGCCGATACGACTTGGCCCGCCGGTTTGACCAGGACTCCACGCGTCTCGTCGCTTTCGGAGGAGGCGCCCGACGTTCTCGTCCGATCGGAGGTCGACGTCGGTCCGCCGAAACTCCGGCGGAGATTCACGGGAGATCGGCGGAAGTTCACGGTTGAACTCGACCTCATGAGATCAGAGGTCGCGATCTTCGACGCGTGGTTCCTCAACAACTCGACCGGCGCGGGCGGCGGCTCTCGGTCCTTCGCGTGGAAGCACCCGCGACTAGGAACGGCGGCGGATTTTCGGTTCCTCTCGGTCCCGACCTACCGACCGAGGGCTCCTCGCGGCGATGGAACTGAGTGGTGGCTCGTCGCGTTCGATGTTGAGATGCTTCCAGGGACAGACTCGTCGATCCCAACTCCGGGCGGCGGTGCTGATCCGTACGGCGGCGGGAACTGGACGCTCTTCGCGATGATTCGCGGCGACAACGAGTCGTTGTCGCTTTCCGAAAATGAAGACAACGGCAGGGATGACGCGATCTTCTCCGGAGCCGTCTTCGAGGCGGATCCGGCCCCTCCAATTCTGCTCATGGAGATCGTGACGAAGAACTACGGGATCGAGTTCGATGACGGCGAGGACGACGAGGACGCGGTCGTCTCCGGTGCGCCATCGTCGTCGTCATCCGTGACGGTTCATGGGTCGTCGTCTACGATACCGATCAGCGGCGACTCGTGATCACACACATCTGCAATGGAGATCGACAATGGCAGGAACCCGAGGCACTCTGACGACATCTGCGGCAATCTCGACGGGGACGACGACGAAGACCATCCTCCAACACACCTCTCCGGCGTCGGTCGCCACAGTCGTCAAGAGGGCGTCTATCTCGTTCGACGGCAACTCCCCGACGGCGAACAAGATCCTCGTCCAACTCGTCAGGTCCGCGACTGGCGGCACCGGGACGTCGCGGAATCCGGTCAAGGTCAACGCCTCCGACTCGGAGACGATCCAGTCGACCGGAAGGGAGAACTTCTCGTCCGAACCCTCAGGCGGTACGGTCGTCTTCGAGGAGCTCGTTCACCCGCAGGGCGGATACACCGCTCCGGAAGAGATCAAGGTGAAGGCTGGCGAGACGCTCGGCTTCGTCGTTCTCGCCCCGGCGGCCGTCAACTGCCGAGCGAGGTTCCTCTTCGAGGAATGAGCGCGGAGGGAATAGATGCCACGTTCCCTCTCTTCGGTCGCGAAGGAAGCGATCTTCGCGCAGCAGACGGCGGAGGTCTTCGTCGTCCTCTTGGACCTCGAACACCCGAACTTCGCGGGGACGATCCGCGTTTGCTCGAATGACATCCCCGTTTCTTCGCGTGGGAACTTGTACGTCCCGTTCCCGTTCGATGTCATCCTCCCGGATGAATCGGATGATGCTGTTCCGAGGGTGACTCTCCGGATTGACAACGTCGACCGAAGGATCGTCTCCGAACTCCGCTCCGTCGTGACGAACGTCCCGGTGACAGTCAGGATGACAGTCGTCCTCGCGTCCTCCCCGGACACGATCGAGGTTGGTCCGATGGAGTTCTCCCTCCGAGACGTCGAGTACACGGCGACGACGGTCGAGGGCACGCTTCTCTACGAGGACGTTTTGAACGAGTCATTCCCGGCGGACTCGTTTACCCCATCAAGGTTCCCCGGTCTCTTTTAGGCGATGAGACGACTCCCTGCCAACCCCCCCGCGTGGGTCTCGAACTACCTTTCGATCCCCTTCCGGGAGAGGGGGCGGTCGACCGACGGCGTTGACTGCTGGGGTCTCGTTCGGCTGGTCTACGCGGAGCGGTTCGGGATCGCCCTGCCAGACCTTTCCGACCGCTATACGGCGTCGGACGACGGACACGTCATCCGGGACGTCCTGACTTCGGAAGCGGCCCCTGGTGGATCCTGGCGGCTCCGGGAGGGGTCTCCGAGGGAGGTCGGGGACGTCGGCGTCTTCCGGATCCGTGGATTGCCATCTCACGTCGGTGTTGCGGTCTCGGAGGGGCGGTTCCTTCACTCACTCAGGGGGGTTGGTGCGGCGGTCGAGGACTGGACGTCGCCGGTGTGGTCGAATCGGGTCGTCGGCTGGTACTCGTTTGCCGGCCCCGTCGAGGTCCGAACCCGGAGGTCGATCTTCGAGGCGGTTCCCGGGCGGATCGAGCTCCCGGAGGGCGGATCAATCGAGGACATGGTCAGAGCTGGCGGGATCGACCCGGAGACGCCGGGGATCCGAGTCTTCCTCGGCGAGCGCGAAGTTCCACGCGATTACTGGGGGAGAGTTCGACCGAAGGCGGGGCGTCGGGTCGTCGTCGGCGTCGTTCCCGAGGGTGGCGACGGGAAGACAATCGCCCGCGTCCTTCTGACCATCGCGGTCATCGTCGCGTCCGTCTACCTCGGCCCAGAGATCGCGTTGTCGCTCGGCTACAAGGCGACTGGGTCGGCGGCGGCGATCTCGACGGCGGTCGTGGGGCTCGTGGGCACGCTGGCGGTGAACTCCCTCATCCCTCCGCCGAAGCCTGAACTTTCCGGCGCTGGCGACGGTTCTTCGAGGATTTCACCGACGATCTCCGGAGGTCGAAACGAAATCAGACGCTACGCTCCGATCCCGGCGATCTTCGGCGTTCACAGAGTTGTCCCGCCCTATGGAGCGCTCCCGTACACGGAGATCATCGGGGACGAACAGTTCCTGCGATGTCTCTTCGTCGTCGGCTACGGCCCGCTCTCGATCGAGGATCTCAGGATCGGTGAAACGTCGATCGACGAGTTCGACGGCGTCGAGTACCAGATCAGAAACGGCATTGACGGAGAAGACGGGACGTCGATCTACCCGGGGACGGTGTTCGAGGACGCCCTCTCGATCACTGTGTCTCAGAGCGCCGGTTGGATTCTTCGGACGACCCGCGCCGATACCGAAGAGATTTCGATCGACTTCACGTTTCCACGGGGGCTCGCGGTTGTCGAGTCCGACGGGACGAGGTCCGAACGGGTCGTCGCGCTCGAAGTCGAGTACGCACCATCCGGGTCGGGGGCGTGGACGAAGATCAACGCGACATCGCCGACGAACGAGCGGACCCTCGACTACTTCTTCCGAACTCCGGAGTGCGCAAGGCTCTCTCGCGGGAAGAGGACTGGGGCGAGGATCGAGTGGTCAAACAACGGCGTCTTTCCCGAATCTCCGCCTGCGGAGGTCGTTGCGGCGATCGGCCAGTCCACGAAACTATCATGGGAGGCGACCGGGTACATCCGAGTCCCGGAGACTGGGGACTACATCTTCGCGATCGACGCCTGCGATGCGGCTGATCTTCAGATCAACGGGAAGACGGTCGCGTCCTTCTACGGCTCTCACCAGCGGACTGGCGCTCCGAACTACAACTCGAACCAATCGGCTGCGATCAGGCTCCGTCGAGGCGACCACTCGTTCAGGTTTCGCGTCGAGACGAGAGATGCTGCGTACATGGCGGCGGCGCTCGGTTGGAAGAAGCCCGGCGATTCGACGTTCTCCGCGATCCCGGCTGATCACTTCGTCTCTCGCAGCGCCGTCGCCTCGTGGAGGAACGACGTCACTCAGGGGTATATCTACCGCGTCTTCGATACGTCAGTGTTCGGCGGCTCGTCCATCATTGTCTCCGACAACCGGGTCGATGTCATCCGTCGAGGTCTCGGTTGGGCGGTTCCACGCGGGCAGTACGACGTCAGAGTCAGGCGGACGACGCCAGACTCTACTTCCGACCGGACGATCGACGAAGTCGCGTGGACGGCGCTGCGTTCGATCAACGGGGACGACCCGATCCGCGTCCCGAACCTGGCGAGGATCGCGCTCCGCATCAAGGCGACTGACCAACTGAACGGCGTGGTTGACACGCTCAACTGTCTCGCGTCGTCGCTCATACCGGACTACGACTCGTTTACCGGTGAGTGGGTCGTTCGCGAGACTCAGAACCCGGCGTCGTTCTACCGAGCGATCCTGCAGGGACCAGGCAACAAGAAGCCCATCCCGGACTCTCGGATCGCGCTCTCGGCGATCGAGGCGTGGCATGGCGCGAACGAGGCCAACGGGTTTGATGGGAACTTCGTCTTCGACTACGACGGTACTCTCTTCGAGCGGCTTCAACTCGTCGCGTCCCTCGGTCGCGCGACATTCGGGATCGAGGACGGGAAGTTCTCGGTCGTCAGGGACACCGCCCAGTCAACCCCGGTCCAGCATTTCACACCACGGAACTCCTCCGGATTCAAGGGGCGGAGGTCGTACCCGGACGTTCCGCACGCGATCCGCGTCCGATTCTTGAACGAAGAGAAGGACTTCCAGCAGGACGAGATGACCGTCTACGACGACGGGTTCGACGCGAACAACGCGACGAGGTTCGAGTCGATGGAGCTCTTCGGCGTGACGAAGCCGTCGCTCGCGTGGAGACACGGCCGATACTACATCGCGGTCGGTCGGCTTCGCCCGGAAACGTTCGAGCTCTCCGTCGACTTCGAGCACCTGGTCTGCCGTCGCGGAGACCTTGTCCTCGTCACCCACGACGTCCCCCTTCTCGGAACGGCAGCCGCTCGTATTCGTCAGGTCGTGAACGACGCATCGTCGCGCCCGGCGGTCGTCGAGATCGACTCTCCGGTCACGATGGAGGCGGGGAAGTTCTACGCGATGCGGGTCCGGAAGAAGGACGGGACGTTCGTCTCCGTCAACATCGCGACGAACCCCGGCGAACAGACGATCCTGTACCTCGACGCGCCGATCCCGGTCGGGCAACCGGCTCCCGAGGCTGGGGATCTCTTCGGATTCGGGGAGCGCGGCTACGAATCGCGGGAAATGGTCGTCAAGTCGATTCAGATGGGCGCTGATCTCTCGGCCACGCTCACCCTCGTCGATCACGCGCCTGCGATCCACACGGCGGACGCTGGGACAATCCCGCCTTTCGACTCCGGGATCGTCAACCCTCCAACGTGGGACGACGGCCCTGAGGATCCGATCATCGACCGCATCCGTTCTGACGACTTTGTCATGGTCAGGGGCGCTGACGGATCCCTCGTTCCAAGAATCGTCGTCTACCTACGCCGTCCGTCTGCGGCGAACCGACCGATCCCCGTCTCGATCCAGGGGCGGTTCCGAGAGGCTGGGACGGGCGTTCCCTACCGCTACGTCTCGAACGTCCCGGCGGAGGGGCTCTCAATCCCGTTCTTCCCGGTCGAGCAGGGCGTCGAGTACGAGCTCGCGGTCCGCTTTCGATCCGCGTCCGGTCGCGTCTCTCGATGGGTCTCCGCGACCGAAGAGGTCGTCGGACACGATCTCCCTCCGCCTGACGTCGTCTCGTTCTCGGTCGATCAGCTCTCCGACGGGACGAGACGGTACACATTCGACCTCGGGAACGAACCACCGGACGTCGTGGGCGTCCGGATCCGCTACGCGACTGGTGGGTCCGGCGCGTCGTGGGAGTCGATGGCGAACCTCGTTGATGGCGACGGCGTCATCGAGGGCGCGTCTCCGACCGACCTCGCGATCCCGGGCGCTGGGACTTGGCGATTCGCGATCAAGATGGTCGATCGGGGCGGACTCGAATCCGTGAACGCGGTCTTCTTCGAGAAGACCCTCGGCCCCGGACCTGGCCAGAACGTCGCGTGGATCGAGGACGCGAAGGCCCAGCGTTGGCCCGGTGCGAAGACGAACTGCTTCATCGACGCTCCCGACGGCGGTCTCGTTGCCGGATCTCAGAGGACGTGGGCGACTGTCAGGACTCCGTGGTCGCTCTGGCGCACCTGGAACGACGAGCCGTGGCCGACGATCGAGTACGAGCACACGACGACGGACGTCGGATTCCTCTTCGACTTCGAGCCGACCGTCGTCGTTGCTGTTGACGGGGACCAGGTCGCGACGGTCTTCTTCGACTACTCCGAGGACGGAGTCGTCTGGAACGGCTACGCGAACATCCGGTCCTTCGAGGGTCGGACTGTTCGTGGGCGGTACTTCCGGACGAAGATCTCCGTCCAGAACTCCGCGACACACCCGATCCCAGCGATCCGGGAGTTCGCGGTCGTCCTCCACGCTCCGACGGTCGTCGAGGTCATCGACAACCTCGACACGAACTCCCTCGGTCCTGCGAACCGAATCGGCCCAGGACACTTCTATGCGCCGATCTCGTCCGCGACATTCGCGACAATCCGGACGATCTCCGTCTCGTTCAACGGGACCGGATCAGGCTGGACGTGGGAGATCGTGAACAAGAACCTCTCCCCCGGCCCGGAGATCCGGATCTACAACACAAACGGCATCCCAACAGACGCTACGATCGACGTGACGGTCCGGGGCATCCGGAGCGCCGACGGATCAGCGACCTCGCCGCTCCCGGGAGAACTTCGCTTCAACGTCGGCAGGAACGCGGTCTTTGTCCCGTTCATCTAGAAGGGAGTCATCGAATGGCGATTACGGTACTCGACGGGAACGGTGTCGCGAGGACGTTCAAGACGACCCTCGACGGCTCCGACCATGTTACACACCAGAAGATTGACTCGGTCGCGGGAACGGTCTCGGCGGCCCAGTCCGGTTCGTGGAACGTCGCGATCACAGGCTCGGTTCTCAACGGATCGGGGCGCGTTATGACCGACTCCGCGCGGAACGGCGACGGCGTCTTCGTCTCGTCGTCGCTTCTCACCGTCAAGCGTGCTTGGGCGAGCCTGGCGGTCGGGACGGACACCGCGTTCGTCGCGGCGGTGGCGTCGAAGAAGATCCGCGTCATCGCGGTTGTCCTGACAGCCAACGGACCGGCGACGATCGTCTTCAACTCGAAGCCTGCTGGCGCTGGTGTTGCGATCTCGCAGACGTTCAACATCGGGAACGGCGTCGGCGCTGGCATCCTCGTTCTCCCCACTGAGGTATGCGGATGGATGGAGACGGTCGCGGGAGAGGGATTGACCGCGACGGTTTCGACGAACAGTGTCTCGGCGCATATCCTCTACGTGGAGGTCTGATCTCATGACGTGGCCCGGTTCCCCGACGTTCTCGAAAACGAACCTCGATCAACCCTCGGACGACCCGTCGGCGGCGCGGGCGGACCTCTACAACCTCGCCACCGACGTCGAGAACGTCATCGCGGGACGAGGCCAGGCGTCGGGCGTTGCTCCCCTCGACGCTTCGTCCGAGGTTCCGAGGGCGAACCTTCCGTTCAAGACGCCGCTCCCCAAGATCGCCGCGTGGCAGACGGCAGGATCGTTCACATGGACGGTCCCGGCTGGGTGCTACCGGATCATTGTTGAGTGCTGGGGCGCGGGCGGCGGCGGCGGCTACGGAAACTCGACGACGCACCACGGCGGCGGCGGAGGCGCTGGCGGAGGGGCGATCAAGAGTTGGGACGTCACCCCGGGCGAGACGGTGAACATCGTCGTCGGCGGCGCAGGTCAGGGCGGGCTTGGACCGACCGACGCGAACGGATCGAACGGCGCGAACTCGACTGTCACGATCGGATCGACGTCGATCATCGGGTACGGCGGCCAGGGAGGCCAGGGCGGCGGCTCGCGGTTCGGCGGCGCTGGTGGGATTGCCAGCGGGGGCGACATCAACCTTGAAGGCGGAACGGCGATGTCGGGGATTGGATCGACGGGGATGGGGGGATTCGGCGGATCAAACTCGCGTTCCGGTCAGGCCCCCGGGCAGGGCGCTGGGTGGGGATTCGGCGGCGGCGGCTACGGCTCGGGGACGAACGGCCCGAACCCGGCGGCGTCGGGCAAGGCGGGCGGAGTCATCATCTGGTACTACTAGGCGGAGGTCTCTCGATGGCGTCCAGCGGACCAAACTACCCCACGACACAGACGGAGACCGGCTTCGGGAATTCGTGGACGAATCCTTCCCGCGCGGCGGGATCCCCGAACGATCAGGGCGCGACTCTCGCACTCGACGGAGTCTCGAAGAAGTTGCGGACCGGCCCGGACGGTCTCGGCTTCTCGATCCCGGCTGGCGCCACGATCGACGGAATCAAGGTGACGGTTCTTTCTCGCGGGGGGGTGATCTTATGAGTACGGCTGCCCCCGGGACGTACGACATCCTCGCGCAACTCGTCCGCTCGGGAACTCCCGTCGGATCATCGAAGACCGTCGCAGGTCAACAGAACGATCCCCTCGGTCCGTTCGTTGCTGTAGATCTCGGCGGCGTGGACGATCTCTGGGGTACGACTTGGACGGTGTCGCAGATCAATACCGAACTCGCGGTCGACTGCTGGTTCGATCTCGGAACCGGGACGGCGGCGTCCCCATTCGAGTTCGACGCGGTCGGCGTGACGGTCTACTACACGCTCGGCGGGAGGACGTACTCCCAAACGTGCATTGCGATCGGGATCTCCCCGGTCTTCCGGACCTAGTTCGTCTTCGGCGCGACGACGGTCGGGAGAATCCCGACTTCTCGATAGACCCGAAGACGTTCGTCGGACCTCATCGCGAGGTCGCGCGTCTCCGAGAGTTCATTCTCCATCGCCGTAAGTCTTCGCTGGAACGCCTCGTCGACGGCCTGAAGAGGGCGGATCCAGGCAGTCCCAGCCGAGCCGACGATGGTGACGACCACCGCGATCGCGGCGATGACCCACCCCCAGTTCGTCTTGTTGGATGCGGCGGCGTCCCTGCGAATCTCGGCGAAGCCTGCGACAACGTTCGACGAGAGACGATCGACCGATGTCTTCACAGACTCGATCTCGTTCGAGAGGGTGCGTACTCCCACTTCGAGCGCTGACACCCGAGGGGTCAGTTCGGAGTTCATGGACGGCGGCTCGCCGAGTGGTCCACTCTGCATGGCGTGGAGTCTCCGTATCGAATGGCCGAAGAACCCCGGGGAGGTCGCCCGTCCCCGGAGTCGAGAATCGCCTACCCGTGGATGACTGGCGTCGAGTTGCGGGACTGAGCGGCATCGACCTCGATCTTCCCGATCGGCGTCTGGATCGTGTCGAGCACCGCCGAGTGCTTCGAGATCGCGGTCCTGACCTCCGGCGCAATCTCCGCGAGGGCGTCGATCGAGGCGACGATTCGGTCGATCGCGACGGTCTTCTTCGTGACCTCTCCCTCTAGCTCCATCTTCGCGCGCGCCAGGCGGGCGCCTCGCCAGACAAGGCCGCCGATAATGGGCGCCAACGTCGCGGCTCCAGGGATGACCATGCCGATCAGAGACCCGACGTCTGACCCGGGGTTCGGCGTCCCGGGCGCTGACGTCTCGATGATCTTGTCGGCGGTCGCGATCCTCTTTCCGAGTTCGCTCGAAATTGCGGTCGCGCGGTCGATCTTCGCGAAGGCGTCCTCGATCCGCTTCGAGATCTCGACCATCGACGACGATGCGGCGGCGATCGCGGTTTCGACGGCGGCGCGTTCGGCGCTCCCGGCTTCAAGCTGAGCGACCGTGGCGACGAGTCGTTCTCGATCGGATCGGAGGTCGTCGATCGTCTTCTGCATCGAGGCGACGTTCGCGTTCGCGCGCTTGACGGCGGCGTCGATCTCCGTCTTCTGATCGACGACCCTCTCCCGCTGCTGGCGGACGGACTCGGTTGATTCGCACCCGGGAGAGAAGGCGATGATGGGCGCAAGGCACAGGACGGCGACGAGACTGGTCGTTCTGATCTTCATCGGTGGGTCTCCATTCGGCGTGGGAAGTCCGCGCCGTTGCGAATAGTAGGGCAAAAAACAACCCGCGCCATCCCCGGAGGGACGGCGCGGGCAGGAGAGGAGAGAGAACCGGATGATTCTAGCCCCGGAGGATCGGGTCGAGGATTTAGGGGGCGGCGAGGCGCACGGTCCAGTGCGCGTCCGTCATCGCGCGCTCGCGCTGCTCGGGCGACAGATTGCCGAGTCCGACGGCGGCGGAACGCACGTACCAGTGAGAATCCGTCAACGCCCGCTCATGCTGATCGGGACTCAGACCGCCGAGTCCGACGGCGGCAGCACGCACGGCCCAGTGCTCATCAGTCAAGGCCCGCTCAAGCTGCGCGGGCGTGAGATTGCCCAGTCGGGCGGCGTCGGAACGCACGTACTCGCTCGCGTCCGTCAACGCCCTTTCACGCTGCTCTTGGGTCAGGTCGCCCAGCCTGACGGCGGCGGCCCGCACGTACTCGCTCGCGTCCGTCATGGCCCGCTCGTGCTGATCGGGACTCAGACCTCCGAGTCCGACGGCGGCGAGGCGCACGCCCCAGTCATCATCAGTCATAGCCCGCTCATGCTGATCGGGACTCAGACCTCCGAGTCCGACGGCGGCGGAACGCACGTACCAGTGAGAATCCGTCAACGCCCGCTCGTGCTGATCGGGACTCAGACCTCCGAGTCCGACGGCGGCGGAACGCACGCACCATTCAGCATCCGTCAGGGCCCGCTCATGCTGATCGGGCGACAGGCCGCCCAGTCTGACGGCGGAGGCCCGCACGCACTCGCTCGCGTCCGTCAACGCCCGCTCATGCTGCTCGGGCGACAGGCCGCCACATTCGACGGCTTCGGCACGCACTTCCCAGTCATCAGCAGTCAGGCGTTGCTCTTGCTCACGTGCGCTCATGTCCATCTCCTTTCGTCCCGGCGACCAGCCGGATCGGGTCGGCCGTCGGGCCGACATCATCGTCGCGCGATCGCTCAATCTGGCCACTCATGGCATACTCCTTCCGGCGGCGGCGGCCCGCACGTACTCGCTCTCATCAGTTAGCGCGCGCTCGTGCTGGGCTTCGCTCAGACCGCCCAGTCTGACGGCGGCGATGCGCACTTGCCAGGCAAGATCCGTCAACGCCCGCTCATGCTGATCGGGACTCAGACCGCCGAGTCCGACGGCGGCAGCACGCACGTACCAGTGCGCGTCCTTCAGCGCGCGCTCATGCTGATCGGGCGACAGATTGCGGAGTCTGACGGCTTCGGCACGCACGGTATCGCTCGTGTCCGTCAGAGCCCGCTCATGCTGATCGGGACTCAGACCGCCGAGCCTGACGGCGGCAGCACGCACGGCCCACTCACGATCCGTCAACGCCCGCTCGTGCTGATCGCGCGTCAGACCGCCCAGTCTGACGGCGGCGAGGCGCACGACCCACTGAGCATCCTTCAACGCCCGCTCGTGCTGATCGCGCGTCAGACCGCCCAGTCTGACGGCGGCGATGCGCACTTGCCAGGCACGATCCGCAAGCGCCCGCTCGCGCTGCTCGGGGCTCAGGCCGCCCTTCCTGACGGCGGCAAAGCGCACGTACCAGTCATCAGCAGTCAGGCGTTGCTCTTGCTCACGTGCGCTCATCATTGCCTTCTCCTTTCGCTTCGTTACCGCCGCTCGGTGCGGGCGGCTTCCCGCACTTCCCAGTCCTCATCTCTCAGCGCCCGCTCGCGCTGCTCGGGGGTCAGGCCGCCATCCATGACGGCGGCGAGGCGTACGGACCAGTGCTCATCAAGCAGCGCCCGCTCGCGCTGCGCGGGCGTCAGGCCGCCCTTCCTGGCGGCGGCGAGGCGCACGCGCCAGTCATCATCAGTCAACGCCCGTTCACGCTGCGCGGGCGTCAGGCCGCCCTTCCTGACGGCGGCGGCACGCACATACCGGTCACGATCCGTAAGCGCCCGCTCGCGCTGCTCGGGGGTCAGGCCGCCCTTCATGACGGCGGCAAAGCGCACGTACCAGTCATCGGCAGTCAGGCGTTGCTCTTTCGTTGTCCTCTCAATGGTGCTCATCATTTCGTCTCCTTTCTCAGCCGCCCCATCGCGGTTTCTTCGCCGGGATGGTCCCGGCAACGAGACTATTATCGCCCGGACCACCCCCCGCGTCAACAGTGATTTCCCAAAAAATCCAAAAAATCCAAAAAATCCATCCAAACATCTAGACTCCGCCCAAGATTCACCCGATACTATCGTCTGTGGCACGGTTCCGGAGATCGGACCGAAGAATAGGAGTCACCCATGAACATCGTGCGAACCCTCTCGTTCACGGCCGCGAAGTTCGACGACGGCAAGATCCGCGTCGACGTCTTCGAGGACCATGACATCGCGGCGATGAACTACCACCTCATGAGATCTATCGGCGGACCACGTCTGATCATCCTCGGGCGTGGCATGCCGGGCGATACCCGCGAAGAGATCGCCGGGAAGGTCGCGCGGCTCATCGCCAAGGCGGAGGGAAACCTATCCACGTTGCCTCGACGTCCCGTCTCTTCTCTCTCCCGGACTTGAAGTCTCCGGGCGTAGGCCATAGCCTACCGTCCCTCCGGCGGGATCGTCCTTCACTCGGGACAGTCCCGTATTCGGACCCGATCCCGACGGAGGTCGGGTCCGATCAAACACCCCTCCGTCGCAAAGGATCCGGCAATGACGAAGAAGACAGATTGGGAACCGTTCTCCGGCGTGGTCTGCGAGAGGCTCCGTCGGCTCCGGGACAAGGCGGCTCGCGCCCGCTCCCAGCGCGATAAGTTGTTCAAGGCGAGGGACGCGGTGGACGCGGCGCTGAACGAGATCGGGAAGGACGAGGCGAAGAAGCGCGACCGGCTTCTCTCGGAGTACGGCGAGACGGTCCGGAAGATCAAGGATCTCGACCACAAGATCCGCGACTTCGACAAGTCGATCGACGAGACGATCCAGCACGCGGACCAAGCCGAACTCTTCGACGACCCGGACACCTTCACCCCCCCGGAGGACCCGGACGAGGAAGGCGGGCAAGTTGGCGATGGCGCCAAGGAACCCGAAGGCGCTTCCGAGAACTGAACGAACCCCCGGCGTCGTCCCGGTCGAGAGACCGGGCGGCGCTTTCCTCCCCGGTCGCGTCGACCGTGGAAGACCCGGAACTCGAACAAGGAAGGAAAGTAGAATGGCAGAGAAGCCCCCCACGATCAACCCTCGCGAGATCTCCCTCTATTCGGTCTTCTCGGACGTCGACTCGAAGAACCCGGAGATCCGGCTCCGTCCTCGTCCAGACGTGACGGGCGAAGAGCTGTTCCGGCAGTCGACGATCATCGCCGTCGAATCGCTTTTGCGCATCCGCGACCTGGCGGTCGAGTTCGCGACGAAGGCGAAGCCAGATCAATTCGACAGCTTCGTTCGCGACTTCCGGCGGGCGCTCTGTCTTCCCGTCGATGATGCGGAGAAGGACGCGAGCGGTAACTACCGGATACCGGCGGCGATCCCCGGCGTGGAGACGGCTGGCGGCGACGAGGTCGAGAAGTTCGACGAGATGACGGGTCCGATGGAGACCCGATAGCAAACGGCCCCCGGGGACAAGCCCCGGGGGCGTCGAAGAAGGAAGACCGGCGTCCCGGCGCGTGACGATAGGCAGAGTTCTCTCGCGGAGCAATGGTGCCATGCAAACGAAGACGTCGTCGGTGTCTCATCAGAAGAAAAGGTCGCGGGCCAAGTCGCCCATCAGAGACGCGATCCGCCGCGCCGTGAAGGCGAGGGGGATGACCGGGTACAGACTCGCCAAGGAGCTCCGTGGCAAGGTCTCGCGGACGGCGGTCTACCGATTCCTTCGAGACGGCAAGACGACCGACGTCGCGACGGCGGAGGCGTTCTTCGAAGTCCTCGGACTTCGCGTCGTCGAAGATCAGCAGTAGCACTCAAGCCCCCGTGACCGACGGGTCTCGCGGGGCTATTTGGCCGAGTGAAGGAAGATCCGATGGCAACCGTGCGAGTCTGCCACAATGGTCTTCGTATCGTCGTCGAGTCGCCGTTCGCGTACAAAGACGCGGTCGCTTCCGTACCCACGAGAGAGTGGGATCCGAAGAATCGCGTGTGGCACTTCGAACCGTATCCCTGGGTCGCGTTACGGCTCGTCGGCGAGATCTCGCGTGTCGCGGGGACGATCGGAGACGACGTGCATGTCGACGACCGCGTCAGATTGCTCTCGTCGCGGGCGGTCGCGGTTGACACCGCGTCCGGTCCTCTCCTGGACATCAGATTCCACAGGCAAGCTGGATCGAAGCTCACCCCCTGGCGACACCAGTTCATCGGATCGCGGCTCATCCGAAACCTCGACGCGGTCTACCTCGCGTGGGAAATGGGGACAGGCAAAACGAAGGCTGTCATCGACGCGATCCTCGACCTCCACTCGTCGGGACCAAGAAAGGTCCTCATCGTCTGCCCGGTGCCCGTGGTCGATGTGTGGGAGATGGAGTTCGCGAAGCACGTCGAGGACTCAGACACGCGGTTCGTCATCGCGGCGTCTCGACACCGGGCGATGAAGAAGCGCGTTGAGGCGGCGGAGTGCGCCATCGAAAGGGCGGCGGAGACTGGGAGAACGGCGGTCGTGGTCGTGAACTACGAGTCCTTCGTCCTCGACGGATCGCCGATGCTTCGATTCGCGGAGAACACCAGGTGGAGCCTTCTCGTCGCGGACGAGGCGCACCGAATGGCGAACCCCGGCTCGAAGACGTCGCGGGCGCTGACATCCAGAATCGGACCGCGATCGGAGAAGCGGGTCTGCCTCTCCGGCACGCCGATGAGGAATACTCCGCTCGACCTGTATTCGCAGTGCAAGTTCCTGGACCCGGGAATCTTCGGATCGAACCAGCGGCGGTTCCTTGAGCGGTACGCGGTCCTCGACTTCTTCGGGAACGTCGTCGGTTTACAGAACACGGCAGAACTCGCGGAGAGGTTCGGTCTCATCGCCTACAGGATCGACAAGAGGACTGTCATCCGTGATCTCCCGCCGGTGACTCCGTTCAGGGACCGGATCAGGCGATTCGACCTCTCGGAAGAGGCGATGAAGATCTACAAGACCTTCGAATCTGAACTGGTCGTCGCGGTCGGTCGCGGGGAGCTGAAGGCGTCGAACTCACTCGTGCAACTTCTCCGGTCACAACAAATGACCTCCGGGTTCGTTCCGATTGACGACGACGCGGAGGGGAACGGTCGGATCGAGGAAATCGACTCGGGGAAGCGCGATGAGGCGGGGGAGATCCTCGACGAGATCGTCGATACCGAACCAGTCGTCTTCTTCTGCCGATTTCGGCGTGATCTCGACACGGTCGCGAACCTCGCGAAGGAGCGCGGACGGCGATACTTCGAGTTGTCCGGTCGTGTGAACGAGCTCCGGGCGTGGCAGCAAGACACCTCAGGATCTGTCATCGGTATCCAGATCCAGTCCGGCGGCGTCGGCGTCGACGCGACCAGGGCGTCCTACGCGGTCTTCTACTCGGTCGGCTTCTCGTTGTCTGACTACGAGCAGGCGGTCTCTCGGCTCGATCGCCCGGGCCAGAAGAATCCGGTGACGGTCGTCAACCTTGTCGCGAGGGGGACGGTTGACGAAGCTGTCTTCGGGTCGATTGGGGCGAAGGGGAACGTCGTCGAGGGCGTCCTCGACTATTTACGCAGCAAGATTCGTTGACGAAAGGAGTACGTGGAATGAACGAAGATCGAACCGGTCCGGGACTGACGGACGAAGATCCGTTCGTCCGATACGACGCCGTCTGTGCCGGCGGCCTGGACCCAGCCCAGCACGAGCGGGCGCTCACCGACGACCACCCGATCGTTCGCCGCGCTGCGGTCTACGCCTGTGGACTGAGCGAATCCCAGCACGAGCGGGCGCTCACTGATGATCATTGGATTGTCCGAGCCGCAGCCGCGAGGATTGGTGGGATGAGCGAAGCTCAACTGGACCGTGCGCTCTGCGACAAGTTCCCGTTTGTTCGAATCCCCGCGATCGCCGCGGGTAGTCTCCGCGACGATCAATGGGAGATGATGCTGACGGACCCGGACATGTTCGTCCGACGCGCGGCAACCGTTTTCTGCCGTCTGACAGACTCGCAACGACAGCGCGCCAAGAACGACGACGACGGCTATGTTCGCCTCGCCGCTGAGTTCTCGGAGAAGTACGGAGGCGTGCCCGTCGTGCCCGACATCGACGCGGCGATCCTGGCGGCGATCACCGACGGCGGAGGGCTCGACATGAAAAAATGGCACTGCGGGACGACGCACTGCCGGGCAGGGTGGGCGATCCACCTCGCCGGCGAAGCGGGGTACGAGCTCAAACGGCTCATCGGTCCGCTCGAAGCCGGCGCGGCGATCTACCGACGGTCTCGGCCCGGGAAGAGGATTCCGAACTTCTTCGCGCCGCGTCAAGCCGCGCTCGAAGACATACGACGGTGCGCGGCCAGCGCAGGAGGTGCGGCGTGAGCACCGACGATCGAACGCACGGCGTGCGGCGGAGCATTGCGGTCATGCTCGTGCGCCACGGGCTGTGCCCGACTCAAGCGAGCGCGAGAACGGCGGTCGATGTGGTCATTTCGGAGATCGCCCGAATCGCCGTCGCGGGCGACCCCGTCGAGGTCAGGGGTCTCGGAGTCTTCAGGCGGCACGAGCTCCCGGCGAGGACCCTCCGGAATCCGAGGACCGGCGAAACCGTGGAGGTCCCGGCGTCGTGGATTGTCAGGTTCAGGCCTGGGAAGTACCTTCGCGGGCGGATTGAAAAATAACGTTTTTCGACCGGCAATCTGTAGACTATTCGCGTGGGCGGGAGTACCGTTCACGAGTAGTACGGAGAAACACACCGCTCTACTCCGGGAGCACAGAAGAAAGGAAGAAGCAATGAAGACCGTTGAGATCGCATCGCCGAACTTCGCGACGATCGTCTTCCCCATCGTGGGGACCACCCCGTACTGCCAGAACAAGATGACCGCGTCGTCGCGCAAGAAGATGCGAGACGCGATGACCGACGGCCAGAAGTCGAGCTCGAAGCGGAAGAGGGAGCCTCGGGACTTCGACCGCGACTTCGAGGAGACCACGCGGAGGACCGCCGACGGCAAGTACGGGATCCCCGCCCCGGCGTTCAGGCAGGCGATGGTGCGGGCGTGCGACACCGTCGGCTTCAAGATGACCCGCGCGAAGATGTCGGTCTTCATCGTCGCCGACGGCTACGACCAGGACGACGGGATGCCGCTCGTCGTCTTCACGAAGGGCGAGCCGAAGAAGATGGAGCACGTCGTGACCAACGCGAACGGGAGCGCCGACATCCGCGCCCGTCCGTTCTGGGAGCCGGGCTGGAAGGCTTCCGTGCGCGTCCGCTACGACGCCGACCAGTTCTCGCCGGAAGACGTCACCAATCTTCTCGCGCGTGCCGGAGCGCAGGTCGGCATCGGCGCGGGGAGGGCGTTCAGCCCGAACTCGGCGGGGATGGGGTGGGGACATTTCGAGATCGAGGCGACGGCGAAGAAGGGAGCGAAGTGATGAAGAAGGCATCGGTCCGATCAGAACTCGAATTCATCCGCCGGATGAACGGCGGCGTCCTCCGCCCGAAGGACGTGGTCGACTTCGCTCGTGACGAGAGCACCGCTCTCCACGCGAGGTTCGACTGGGACGACTCGTCGGCGGCGGAGAAGTACCGGCTCGAACAGGCGCGGATGCTCATTCGCTTCGAGGTCCGGATCATCGACGAGAAAAGGGTCCCGGCGTACTTCTCGTTCGCCGAGGACCGCAGAGTCGGGGATTCGTACCGGGCGGTCGTGGAGATCATGCGCGACGATGAGCTCCGAGAGAAGATGATCGCCCAGGCGCTCCGCGAAGCGCAGGTGTGGGCGAAGCGGTACGAGCGGTTCTGCGAGTTGCGGACAATCGTCGCGGAGATCGGTCGGGTGATCACTATCCAGGCTCTCGGGAAAAAGAAGAAGAAGAAGAAGTCCAGACTCGCTGAATGATCGTGGATTTCGGACCCGGAGCAATCCGGGGCGTGGCGAGGCGGGGCTCGGCGCGGCGTGGCAAGGCGAGGCAAGAGCGCGGCTCCCCCCGACCTCCGAGAGGAGGTCGGGTGGGATTTCGGACCCGGAGCAATCCGGGGCGCGGCGAGGCAGGGCTTGGCGCGGCGTGGCGCGGCTGGGCGAGGCTCGAGCGCGGCTCCCTCCGACCTCCGAGAGGAGGTCGAGGGGGATTTCGGACCCGGAGCAATCCGGGGCGTGGCGAGGCAAGGCTTGACGAGGCAAGGCCCGAGCGCGGCTCCCTCCGACCTCCGAGAGGAGGTCGGGTGGGATTTCGGACCCGGGGAGACCCGGGGCGAGGCCGGGCACGGCTCGGCAAGGCGGGGCGCGGCTCGAGCGCGGCTCCCTCCGACCTCCGAGAGGAGGTCG